CAGAAGTTAACAATTTGATTTTTCTTTTAGAAGCCAGACTAACGGAGAAGACATGAATGACTATCAGTTAATGCAGATCTGGAGAGGGGTTAAATTCCCCCAGAAGGAAATCGAGCAGAGAGTTCTAGAGTTCGGCAGGCAAGTTATGCACGAGTCATCCGATCACTACTACCAGCTCGGAAGGCAAGAAGCATTTCAGGCCATAAAGCCAGTACTACTGAAGGCATTGAGTGCTCTCGATAGTGCACACTACATTCTGATGATCCAGCCGGTGACCCCACGGGAAGAAGCAGTGGCCGTAGATGATGCTATCAAGCACCTCAACTCTATCCTGGAGGTTCTATGACCCCTGACTGCTTCCCATCCCGCCTGGAGTACCTTGAATGGGTACACACTGCCAGGATGCACCCACCAGCTCCTGGACACGAGTACTGCGAGGACTGCACGTTTGAGTATCAGTCACAGATGATCAAGCAATCTAGATGTCAGTACCCAGGCACCACGTTCATAGACCACGGTGACGGCAGAGACTTCTCTATCATCGGACGCAGACCGAAAGCAGTAGTGTGGAAGTTGAAGAGAGATGCAGAGTTGATGTAAGATGAAGGTTGTTCAGTGCTGTCTCCTCTCTGCCACGACTCCGGCAGTTCAACCCAGGTTCCTTGATCTGGGTTTTTTTTTGTGTTAGGGTTTACCCTGTTGTGGTCGTACGCAACTAGAAGACTCCTTACTCATGCGTCGCCTCTATACGAGGGTACGACCGGCGCAGCAGTAAGGGGTTTTTTTTTGCAGATCAGGACCGCACTCCTCGCGTTAGCGGTGCACCTAGATGGGTGGCAGGGAAGAGAACATCGGCCAGGGATTACCACCCTTTGCGAGCCGCGCAGCGTTCCAGAGCGACTGCATAAGTGTCGAACCTCCTGGGTGGTCTCAGGCTCGGCATGATTGAATCTGGCGTCAAGCGTGCGCTGGTAGGAACCCCATGAGTGGCCCTACGGGCGGGGTGGTTGGGCATACCACCTTGGAGGTTCTTTTGTCTGGAATATCTGACAACAGAACAGACTGTTGACAAACGATATTATCCGTGTTCTAGTTGTGTCTCTCGTTAATCTTATCTATAGGTGATCTTATGAAACTGTGCATACACTGCAAACATCTGCTGCCCCGCGATGGGGACCCGGACTTCACGCTCGCAAAGTGCGCTGCATTCTTCAACATCCATCCCGTCTCTGGCGTGAAGATGTACTCCTATGCCTTCAACCAACGGATGTTCCTAGTCAACACTGGTGAAGGAAAGTGTGGAGAAGCTGCTGTTTTCTGGGAACCCAAAGAGGAGATCAATGATGAGTGACTTCAGCCCAGAGATCCGCAACAGTGCTTGGTGGTCAGGTGATTCTCGGATGGCTGCTAACGGTAGAGCAGCAGAAGCTATCCTCGTTAAGCAGGGCAAGATCATTCCTGAAGACATCTCCGACAAAGAGAACGTCAAGATGGGTCATGTCATGCAGCCAGTCATTGGCAGGCTCGTGCAGGAACGTCTGCAGGTTGAACTCAAGGATGCTGACTACTCCATGACTCATCCGAAAGAACCTTGGTTGCGTTCTCACTTCGACTTCATTGCTGCTGATGGTTCTTTCTTGGTCGAGGCCAAGAACTACAACGGTAGTCAGCGCAAGAAGTTCGATGAATCCGGGATCATGCCTGACGCTGATCGTATCCAGTGTATCCACGAGGCTACAGTCCACGGGATCAGCAAGGTCTATCTGGCTGTCCTGCTCGGAGGCCAGGAGCTACAAGTAATCCCTGTTGATGTCACTCCTGACATGATGCTTGACCATGTTAAGTGGTGTGCGAAGTGGTGGGGCTATGTGGCATCTAAGACTGATCCAGAGCCTGAGACTATCGAGCAGGCAAGGTTGCTGTTTCCCACCTCTGAAGCATCTGTTGCAACTGCCAGTGCTGAACTGGAATCTATCCTTGCTAGGCTTTCTAGCCTCACAGAACAGCGTAAGAGCATCGAGGATGCAGAGGAGCAGCACAAGTTAGCAGTGATGCGTTTCATGCGGGACAGGGACGTTCTGTCAGGCGTTGATGGTAGTGTATTGGCAACCTGGAAGTCAGCTAAAGGCAGCAGGAAGTTTGATGCTACTGCTTTCAGGGAAGCCTATCCTCAGATGTACGATCAGTTTGTCCGGGAGGTTCCCGGATCCAGAAGGTTCCTTATCAAATGAATGAAGAAGTCAACGACGATGATGTGTGGCACTTGTACAGAGCACTTGCAATGGCCGCATTTATCATCAAACGAGAGAATCCCTACCATCATCAGAGCAAACAGATGATCAAGGATTCAGCTTCAGAATATGCCAATCTTATGTTAGAGGGACTTGAACATGAACCAGTTAATCACCGTTGATCAAATCCAGACGATGGCTAATGCTGTCGTCAAATCACAATTATTTGGGATGAAGACAGTAGATCAAGCTACTGCTCTCATGCTCATTGCCCAGGCAGAGGGTTATCACCCTGCTCTCGCAGCACGTGACTATCACATTATCCAAGGTCGACCAACCCTGAAAGCAGAAACCATGATGGCTAGGTTTCAGCAGCAGGGTGGCAAGGTTGACTGGAAGACCCTCACCGACAAGGAAGTCACCGCTACCTTTTCTCATCCATCCGGTGGTTCTGCGACGATCACCTGGACGTTTGAGCAAGCCAAGCAGGCCGGTCTTACTGGCAAGGACAACTGGAAGAACTATCCTCGTGCGATGCTGCGTGCACGGGTAGTCTCAGAGGGCATCAGGACGGTCTTCCCAGGCGTTGTGCTGGGCGTCTATACGCCTGAGGAGGTGCAGGACATACCCACACAACCATTGGCTCGTGATATGGGCACAGTGGACGTTGTAGAGGAGGAGAGTGTTGAGCATCCCTTTTCACTCTTTCTTGCAGACGGCAGTGTCTACAAGGGCTACCCGGATTTCGCCGAGTACTTGGAAGGCATTAGGTCTATGGTTGCGAAGATAACCAACAGCACCAAGTTTACTGAAGAAGAGAAGAAGCAAAAGATCACCAGTCTTCTCACGGCCAACAGTAAGCAGATAGAAGCCTTGCCTGCTCTGGCTAAGGTTCAGTTGAAGGGTGCACTTATCGGGGAGGGATCGAACCTCCCAAACGCAATCAGGGAAGGCCCAGACCCGGAGACATCGGAGGAACTGTAAGCGGATTTTATCGTATAGGTCAGATCAACATCAGAGGTTTTCATGAGTTACGGCAAAAGCGAATATCCGGTGACCCCCGGCAAAACAATTCTTTTCTCGAAAGATCCCTCCCAAAAGAAGAACCCTAATCAACCAGACTGGGATGGTGATTTAGTTCTCACCAGATCATATACAGAAGGTCAAACCCTGAAGTTAAGCATCTGGAAGTCTATGGCTAAGAACGGGAAAGAGTACTTCACCGTCAAAGAAAATACCTACTTCAAAGACAAGGAGCTGACCGACAACGCTCCGAAGGAAGTGCCTGCTTCATACAAGCCTTATGGCGGGACGTTCAAGAAGCCGGTGGATGACGATAGCGACGTGCCTTTTTGATGACTCCTACCCAGAGGTCTTTAGAGTACCTGCGTGAGCAAGGCTATCTCTGCGCCATAGTCGAGAAGTGGAATCCACACGCTCGCATACGGCAGGATCTCTGGGGTTGGTGCGACATCTTGGCTATCCGCAAGAACGAGGTTCTGGCAGTCCAGGTCACTGCATCTGGAGTGTCAGACCGTATCAAGAAGATCACCTCATCTGAAACCATCGGGCCTGTTAGAGAGGCAGGGATCAGAGTGGAGGTACACGGTTGGCGGAAAAACTCCGCTGGTAAATATGTAATGAGAATCGAGGATATATCATGATAGAAGGAATGACACTTAGAGATTGGTTTGCTGGTCAAGCACTGGCTTCAATGGCTATTTATATAGAAGATGGAAAATTTCCATTTGATATTGCAGAACAGGCTTATATGTATGCTCAAGCAATGCTCAATGAAAAAGCAACAGAAGATGAATTTGAAGCAGAAATAAATATAAGATTTCTTAAAGCCAAAGAAGAAGCTAGAAAATCAGTAATGGGCTTAAAAAAATGACTAGTCTATTTGTAGCTACGCCT